TCACGCCAACTAAATTTAAGAACACTAATACTGTAACGGTGTCAAGTACTACTTCGTACTCTGATACATATTTAACTTCGCCAGGTGCTGCTCTGGCTGTGGGCAAATTTGGAGAATAACATGAACGTAGAATATATCCGTGAGCAATTTGTTAAGTGCTTACATGATGAAGACTTTGTTATTGATAAGTCTGGTGTAAAGACTATTGAACTGATCAACGCAGTCTTTCATGCAAATGAAGACAGCATCTTTGGCAATGTCAATAAAGAATACGTTGAACGCGAACTTCAATGGTATAAATCCATGTCGCTTAGTGTTAACGATATTCCCGGTGGAACTCCTCAAATCTGGAAACAGGTTGCATCTAAAGATGGAATGATTAACTCTAACTATGGATGGTGTATCTATTCAGAAGACAATGGATATCAGTTTAAAAATGTTCTTGAAGAACTCGTGAGCAACCCATTCTCTCGTCGTGCTAACATGATTTACACACGACCAAGCATGCACACTGATTTTAATAAGGACGGCATGTCAGACTTTATTTGTACTAACAATGTGCAGTACTTTATCCGTGAAGGCCAATTGCATGCATGCGTCTTTATGCGATCTAATGATGCAGTGTTTGGTTATAAAAATGATTATGCATGGCAACGACATGTTCAAGAGCAATTGTTAATAGGTATCAACAATCGTTTGGCTACAGCATATGGACTAGGCACTATGCTTTGGAACGTAGGATCGCTACACGTATATGAACGCCACTTTGATATCGTTGCTGTAAAAGAAAGCGCTTGGGTGTAACATGAGTTCTTGGCAAGATCGGTATTTGAATCTAGCTAAAGAAATTTCTACTTGGAGTAAAGATCCAAGTAGAAAAATTGGCGCTGTCGCGGTTGGTAAAAAAGGCCAGATTCTTGCACAAGGGTACAACGGGTTTCCTCGTGGAATTCTTGATAGTGCTGATCGATATAATGACCGTCCTACGAAGTATAAATACGTCGTCCACGCTGAAATGAATGTTATCTTTAATGCTTCATTGAATGGCGTGTCACTAGATGGTGCTGATCTTTATGTTTATGGATTACCAGTTTGTTCTGAATGCGCAAAAGGTATTATTCAAGTAGGCATAAAGAAAGTATTTTTGTTTGTTGAACAAGACATTCCTCCAATTTGGGTAGAATCATGGGAGCAAACCCGTGGTATGTTTGAAGAGGCTGGTGTCAAATTTGAATGGATTACAAAATGATTGAACTTATTATTATTCCCACGCTTGGCAGAATGGACAAGCAAACCACTTACAATAGTCTACCCGCAAAATATAAGAGTATGACTTTCTTTGTAGTGCAGCATCATGAATATGATGACATGAATGTTCGGTATCCCGGTAAAGTATTATCCCTGCCGCATCATATAAATCGTATTGCTCCAACTCGTGAATGGATATTTGATAAGTTTAAAGAGTATGATTTCATGGTGTTTGACGATGATCTAGACTTTGTTGTAAAGGAACCTAATCCTGGTGAAGGTACAAAGTGGCTGAGTCGTAAATTCACCGATCAAGACTTTGATGATGCTTTTGGTTTATTGAATTCTTGGATTGATGAGGGCATTTATTACGGTGGCTTTCTACCTGCTTGGGTTATCCCTGATGTTACCCAATGGCCAGTGCGCGAAAATCAGCGAATCATGACTAACGTATATTATTCTGCATCGAAGATTCCACGTGACATTCAATGGAGCCGAGTTGCTGCCGCGGAAGACTTCGATGTTAACCTGCAACTATTGACTCGCGGATTTAAGAATAGAATTAGTGCTAAATACATGGTAACCTGTTCAGAAACAAATGCTGCTGGCGGATGTTCTACATGGCGTACACTTGAAGTACATAATGAAGCTCAGCGTAAGCTAGCAGAATTGTGGCCTGATTTTATTACTGTCCGTGAGAAGACAGTTCCGTCTGGTCCTTGGAAGGGACAGATTAAGTTGGCAACTACGATTCAACATAAGAAAGCGTATATGTCTTCTCAAAAACCGGACAATTCATTGGAGAGTTTCTTTGACTAAACATGCATCTATTGTCCCATTGATTGGAGGAGAAACAATTGCTCAAGTTCAAGCATTTGGTTCTGATCCTGAATATATTTTAAGTTATGAAGCTTTTGCTGACAACGATGCTCATGCTGTAAACCGTTTTCCAGTTCCATACATTGTACTAGATAAGGGTGGTTACCATCCTTACTACGTAGATGTAGTCAACACTGTCTGTCCATGCGCTGGTCTGTCATCTCTTTCTCCTCAGGCTAATTCAGAGTCTGCTACTAACGATTGGATGTCTACTACAGCTGAATACGTGCTGGGTGAAATGAAGCCCAAGGTATTCTGGGGTGAGAACGCTCCAAGACTAGCTTCTAAGATGGGAATTCCTGTTGTTGATAAGCTTCGTGCTATCGGCAAGAAGAATGGTTACACTATGTCGATTTATAAGACTAAGTCTATCTTGCATGGATTGAGTCAAGTGCGTGATCGTACATTCTACTTCTTTTGGAAAGACTCTAAAGTTCCAGTGTTTAAGTCTTACCTACGCGAGCATGCAAAGATTGAAGACACTATTCGTGGAGTACCATATATCGCATCCGACAAGATGAACGAGATTACTAATAGTAAAACTCCAAGTCACGATCCTTACTATCGTTATATCCTTGAAGTCATCGAGGGTGGAATTACTCACAAGCAGTTTTCTGATAAGCTTACCAAGACCACAGAAGTTCTTACTTACATTGAAGAGTGTGGACATGACTATAAGCAGGTTGGCGCTTGGATGGCAGCAAATGGTTATGATCGTGAAGTTCCTAAGTGTGAACGCCGATACGAAAAGCTTAAGACTGGCATGAACATCATGCGTAAGGGTACTACCATTCCTAAGGATTACATTGGTGCTTTTGTTGGCCATCTACCTACTCAGTTAACTCATCCAGATGAAGATCGGTATCTTACCATTCGTGAATGTATGGAGATCATGAAGCTTCCAAGAGACTTTGAGTTGCTTGGAGGTCTTAAGAACCTCAATCATATCTGCCAGAACGTGCCTGTTACCACAGCGCAAGATATGGCGGAAAACATTAAGCTGTATCTTGATGGTAAGTTGGACTATATAAACACAGACTTTCATATCCAAGACAACAAAATTAGCGAGGATATAAGTTCTAATTTATTAGAATTCATCTAAGAAAAGCCCTTCGGGGCTTTTGTAGTTTTATAAATATAAAATAAGTTTTTATAGATGGAGATACTATGGCAGGAGCAGCAGCAGAAAGACAGGAAACTGGATTGGTGAATGCTATTAAAGCAGCAGTCAGAGCAAACAAAGGTAATCCTATTACTGTAATAGCCGGAAAGACTAAAATCACCGGAGTAATTAACGCAGATAAATTTACAGGACGCCAAGAGAGTGGTTCTGAACCATATACTGACGTGCAACTATTTTCTTATGATAAAAAAGTTAAGCCTATAAATCTTTCATTAAAAGGTGAAGCAGCTCCTTCACTAGCAGGTGGTGGATTAAGAGGACTAGAATTAGCAGTGCCTGGAATTGCTTCAAAGTTCTTAAAGTTAGCCCATGAAAAATTAAGTAAGACTATCAATGCTGGTGATAAGGTTCCGGACGTATTTGGTAAAATAGGTTCTAGCAATAAGCTTAAAATTGTTATTGGTAATGTCGCGATGGGTGGTCCTATTGATTACATGTACATTGGAAAGATGGATGTTAGTCATTCTTATGACAAAGCTAAAAATATCTTGACTATTACAAACGGTGAAATGATTCCAGCTAAAAAATATGCTGATGAACATGATTTATATTTTAGACTTAGAGCTAGAAGAGAAGATCAAAGGTTTGATCCTATCGCAGTTGATAAGCAAGGAGTTCCTAAGATATATGGAGTCAGTCCTTCACGTGGAGATTCTGCTGGAAGAATTGTAGTTACAGATAAAGTATCTTCTACTGGTGTTATGGTGAATCTATAATGAAAACATTAAAATCGTTTATCGCGGAAGAAAAGAATACGCACATGGAGCACATTGAGGATTTAATCTTCAATGAAGGTGTTGCTGGTACTCGTAGAGCTATCAACTTCCTACAGGACCTACGCAACATGCTTGCAGGTAGTTCTACATCAAAGATTACAGCAACAGTTAAGTGGGACGGAGCTCCTGCTATTTTCGTTGGTGTTGATCCACGTGATGGTAAGTTCTTTGTTGCAAAGAAAGGCGTCTTCAACAAAGAGCCTAAGGTATACAAGACACCCGCGGAAGTAGATGCTGATACTTCCGGCGATCTAGCAACTAAATTAAAGATTGCTCTAGCAGAATTCAAGAAGCTTGGTATAAAAGAAGGGGTGTACCAAGGAGACCTAATGTTCACAGGCAGTGACCTTAAAAAGGAAACTATAGATGGACAGACATATATAACATTTCACCCCAACACAATCGTTTATGCTGTTCCATACAACGCCGCCCTTGGTAAACAAATTAGAAGCGCTAAGATCGGAGTAGTTTGGCATACAACATATACTGGCAAATCGTTTGAAACTATGAAAGCTAGTTTCGGCAAGACAATTGTAGACAAACTAAATAAAAGTCCGTCAATATGGATGGATGATGCTAATTACAAAGACTATTCTGGTACTGCTACGTTTACTAAAGCTGAAACAGAAGAAGTCACAAAAGTCTTGTCACGTGCAGGTACACTATTTAAGTCAATAAGCGCTTCCACATTAAATGCAATCTCTAATGATGCAGACTTACTAATGGCAGTAAAGACTTATAATAACACCAAAGTGCGTAATGCTGAAAAGATCAGTGATACCCAAGCTCACGTTGCAGGCTTATATCATTACATCTATGATAAATATCAAGATATGATGGATCGTAGATCGACACCTGCTGGAAAAAAGAAACAAGAAGATGTAAGAACAAAAATTCTACAGTTCTTTGCACATCATGATAAAGCTCAGATCGTAGCTATATTCGATTTAGCAAATATTATTGTAGAAGCTAAAGAAATGATCATCAATAAGATGAATAGTGCAGGACATATTAGCACATTCCTTAGAACAGCAAATGGATTTAAGACAACTGGTGTAGAAGGTTTTGTTGCTATTGACCATTTAACAGGTGGCGCAGTTAAGATCGTAGATCGAATGGAGTTCAGCAAGGCTAACTTTTCGGCAGATATCATCAAAGGATGGCAACGATGAAAACTTATACAGAATTACAAGAAGCAATTAAAGGCTGGAAGAATGCGCACAGCGATCTTATGAAGATTCGTGCTAAGTCATCTACAGAAAATAGCTCAGTAAAATTAGTTAGACTTAAGAAAGATGGCAGCGAATCTGGTATGCATGACTCTACAAAAATGTTTAAGTCTGAAGAAGATGCCCAGCGCCACCACAAAAATTTAGTTGAACTAAATCCAAAGAGTAACATAAAACATAATTTATATGTTGATGGAAAACATAAGGACACACTAAAATGATTAATTTCAAAGAATATTTAGACGAAGGCAGCCGAGGCCTATGGGATAATATCCACGCCAAGCGTAAACGAATTAAAGCAGGTTCAGGCGAGAAGATGCGTAAACCTGGAAGCAAAGGTGCTCCAACTGACGCAGACTTTAAAGCAGCAAATGAAGAAGTTGTAGTAGAAGGCGAAGCCCCGTTAAAACATCATACAGTTCGTGTCAGTTATCATAAAGAGGGCGATCCACATAGAAGATATGAGGCTATATTTAAAACAACACATAGTGGTGGCAAAGAAGAAACTGAAAAGCGAGCTAAAGAAGCTTTTGCTGCAAAGAAAAAGACTGTATATAATATAGTGCACGAGCAACTTGAGAATGAAGAATTATCAGCTGATGAGCAATTTGATCTTATTGAAGAGGTCATTGAAGAACTTGCTCTTGCTGAAGGACTTGATTCTGAATTTGTTTGGGAAACATTAACGCTTGTTACTGATGAAGAATTGCTTGAATATGCTATCGATAAAAAAGGACATAAGTCTTCAACTGGTGGTCTAACCCAAAAAGGTGTTGATGCTTACAATGCCAAGACTGGTGGTAACTTACAGACAGCAGTTACAACACCACCTTCTAAGTTAAAGCCTGGAAGTAAAGCTGCTAATCGTCGTAAGTCATTTTGTGCTCGCATGGGTGGCATGGAAGGTGCAATGAAGAAACCAAACGGCGAACCAACACGTAAAGCGTTGGCTCTTAGAAAGTGGAATTGTTAATTTTATTTTTTAAAAACTAGGAAACAATATGACAACTACATTTAAACTATTCGCGGATAAAATGGGTGGCACTCCAGCAACCAATTATATTGGCACTGTTGGAGAAGTTTTTTACGATCCAACTGGCGCAACTCCACTGCGTATATCTGATGGTGTTACACCAGGTGGAACATCAATTTCTACTGGTGGAAGTACTCCAGTATATGGTTGTTTCCACAAAGTAGCTGATGTGGTAGCAACAGAAGCAAATGCAGCATTCTCTTTCGACTGGTTTAATAATACAACAGCACACGTCAATACACAAGGTGTTGCAGTAGTATCTAGTAATCCTACTCGAGTAGCTATCAGTTCAGCAGGCAGTTATTTGCTAACAGTAGAAATGCTTGTTAAGACCGAAGGCAACGCAGCTCGTGATGTGTTTTTATGGTTGTCAAAAAATAATAGTGATGTGGCAGAATCTGGTGTTAAAGTTGAAGTGAAAGGTGGTGGATTAAATAATCCAGTGTATGAATACATTAGTAAGCAATGGTTAGTACACGACATTGCTGTAAATGATTACCTGGAATTGAAATTTGCTCTTAGTAGAATCGACCTCATGAAATTAGAATATACAGCAGCACAGACTGCACCATACGCTCGACCAGCACTTCCAAGTGCGATATTAACTATTACAAAAATTTGATAACGAGTTTTACAATAGCTAAAATTTTATTTTTATAAATACTAGTATATTACAATTGTAGATGGACTTAAATGAAAAGATATAAGCAACTCGTAAAAGAATTGCCTTCAAAGAAGGTCATCTTTGCCTTTGGCAGATTTCAACCTCCAACGAACGGACACGCACTGTTAGTACAAGCAGTGACAAAGCTGGCCCGCGCGCAAGGCGCGGATCATGTCATCTATGCTTCTCGTTCAAACGACAAAAAGTCAAATCCGCTTCCAGTAGATCGCAAGGTGTATTACCTTAAGCGTATGTTTCCGCGTGTAAATTTCGTGGCAGCAAACGCAGAAGTGCGCACATTCATGGAAGCAGCGGCCATGCTTTCTAAAAAGTACAAGAATCTTGTCATGATTGCTGGATCAGATAGAGTTCCAGAATATAAAAAACTACTCGACAAGTACAATGGCACCTTGTTTAATTTTGATACCGTTGAAGTAGTATCTGCAGGTGAGCGTGATCCAGACTCAGACACCGCGGCGGGAATGTCGGGTACTAAAATGAGAGAAGCCGCCAAGAAAGGCGACTTTGCATCATTTAAAAAAGGTCTACCTCAAGCACTAACTGAACTAGATGGTAAGCGTCTGATGAATGAGCTTCGTGTTGGTATGGGCATGGAGTCTATCAAAGAAGACATCAAGTTTGAAACTACCGATATTCGCGAAGCGTACCTAAAAGGCTCAATCTTCAATGTTGGAGATAAGGTACAAGATACTAATGGTCAATATGAGATCGTTGACCGTGGCGCTAACTACATTAGTGTTGTAAATGAGTCAGGCGTTATTAGCAAGAAGTGGTTGAATGCTGTAACTCCAGTTGTAGATATTCAAGAAGATGTTCCAAGTATTACTCCACCAGATGAGATTACATACAAGGGTTACACAACCAAGAATTTTAAACGTAGTAACGATGCATCTGCAGCATTTACTATGTCTATTCAAAGAGCACAAGATCCTGTTGCTATTCTAAATGCTATTAAAGCAACTGATGAGTATATGGGTATCAATGATCGCCACATTGCAGGCGAAGAACTTACTGATAAAGAACGCACGCAATGGAATGATGCTCATAAGACAGCAAGAGAATATCTACAAAAGATTGGCGAATTTGCTCACCATCAAGACTATTGGCATACACATGAACATGAGTTCCAAGATTTAAATAGTGATTATCCTCAGATGGCAGACATGGCAGACCAGTTTTCAGAAGGACTACAAGAAATGAAATTCACAGACGCAGATAAAATTAAAGTTGCTAGAGTTATAGCAACCGCGATGGGAGTTGAAGAGGTCGATAAACAATCTAGTCCTACAAATCTAGTTAACATGGCTTTACGTAAGATTAAAAATAAGACTTTCTCAAAGGCTTCATATTCAATCATTAGCAATATGATTAATACCGTTAAAGAAGCTGGCATCAAGTTTGATGAAAAGCTAATTCCAACTCAAGTAACAGAAGCTCTTGTTGGTGCTTCTATAGAGGGAGCTAATGATAATCCTACGCTGCGCAGAATGAAAATCATGCATCACCTTGGCGAAGAAGATGACGAGCCAGGTGAAAAAGAAGATGACATGTCGGATGATGAAATCCAAAAACACATTGATGGTATGGATGAAGAAGAATTCTGGCATGCATATGACGATGATGAACTAGCAATCGTTGATTCTGATACTGGTGAAGAAGTAGGCAACATCAAAGAAGAAACAGAACAACTTGATGAAGTACTATCCAGAGCAGAAAGAATCAGAGCAAAGGTACGTTTTGCTAGATCACAATCTAAGAGAGATAGAAGACTTCAGATCGCGTTAAGAACTCGTTCATCTACAAGTAAGATTAATTCAAGAGCTCGTAGAATGGCTGTAAAGGTATTGAAACAAAGACTAGCTAGAAAGCCTTTAGATACATTGTCAGTAAGTGAAAAGGAAAGAATTGAACGTATTGTTCAGCAGAGAAAGTCTTCATTGAATCGTATTGCTATGCGCATGGTGCCTAAGATTCGTAGAATCGAGAATGATAGACTAACTCATAAAGCTTTTACTAAATAATTAGTATCCAGAGATACATTATACCACTGACAGAACAACCTGTACAATTTATATTTTACAAAAGAGAACACTATGGATGAATTAAGTTCAGCATTAAAGGTAGCATTAGGCAATACATTTGTTATGTATTTCCAAGCTCATTCCTATCATTGGAATGTAGAAGGAGTACATTTTAGCCAATATCATGATTTCTTTGGCGATATCTATGAAGAAGTATACAGTTCAGTTGATAGTATCGCGGAAAAGATTCGAGCATTAGATGTTTATGCACCAATTAGTTTAACACAAATTTACAAATATAGTACAATAGAGGAAGACGTTGTTATGCCAACGGATGTTCGTTCTAGAGTACAATTGCTGTTGTCTTCAAACCAAATTGTTTTACAAAGTTTAAACAGTGCGTTTAAGATTGCATCTAATCAAAACAAACAAGGCATTGCAGATTTCCTAGCAGGAAGAATCGATGCTCATGACAAGCACCAATGGATGTTAACCTCTTCACTTAAAGGAATGTAAAATGAGTTTAGTTAAAAAATATTTAGAAGAAAAAGCCCACAAGTCAAAAATGGCAGAAGCTGATAAAAGCGTCGATGAGCTCGATACTGACGACTATAAATTAGACAAAAACGGTAAAAAGCACAAAGCAAGTAAGCTTGTCTTCAATAAAGGCGAAGACGATGGCAAGCAAATTGGCGAAGAGCTTAAGGGTAGTCAACATAAGATTGACAAGAATAAGAATGGCAAAGTAGATGCTCATGACTTTAAACTTCTTCGTAAAGAAGAAGAGGTAGATGAAGCAAAGTTTGATGCATTGAAATTCATTGACAAGAAAAATCAAACTCCTGACATCAAGGCTGCAGCCAAACTTGTTAAACCTACTAGCTATGCCGATCGTGCTGCATTAATGAAAGCTGGTAAAGTTAAGGATGATCGCGGTCCACGTGGAGTTACCCAAGAAGAAGTTGAACAGATCGAATTTACTGTAGAAGATATCGAAAACTTTATGCAAACTGAAGAATATGAACAATTAGATGAACTGTCAAAGAGTACTTTAAAATCTTATAAGAAAAAAGCAACCTCTCAGGTTATGACTGCTTTTAATAGAGACCCAAGTGATTACTACACTCAAAAGATGGCAGATAAGATGGATAGACGTGCTGATCATATTGGCACAGCTGCTGAAAAGCTGGATAAGATCAAAAAGATGAAGAAGAAGATGAAAGAAGAAGTTGAAGAATTAGATGAACTAAGCAAAAAGACACTCAATAGTTACTCAGATGCTGCTCATAAAGATTTTTCGAAAAACTTTCAGCATGACCAAAACTTCACGGGTGTACATTCTGCTTTAAGAACAGCAATGGCAAAAACCAACTCTGGTACGGGAGGTTTTAACCCATTAAAAGGTAGAAATAAAAATCCTTTACGTAAAGATGATGCAGTACAAGCAGGTTTAAAGACAGCCGCTGATGCAGTGACCGCAGCTAGAGCGCCATTTAAACATAAGATGAAAGTTAGAAATCAAGGAATGCATCGTGCTGATGCTCGTCTAAACAAAGAAGAAGTTGAAATGGAAAACGGTGTCACTGGCATGAAAAAGAATTTCAAATCTTTCGTAGAGAAGTATGGTAAAGATCGTGCTGAAAATACAATGAAAGAGTCTTCAGAGTCATGGCGCAAAGATCAAGAAGCTAAAGCTGAACGCGAAGCTCGTGCCGCTGTTGGTCCTAAGGACTCTGCTACAGTAGATAAAATCCGTGCTATGATGGCAAAGGAAAAAGCAGATAAGATGAAAAAAACTAATGAGTCTGTATTTGACTGGAGAAATAGTCCAATGCAAACTAAAGACAAAAATACTACTTCTACTTACCACGACGTAAAGAAAATCTCTACTGGTACTGTTTACACAAAGCAGTTCGATAAAGACGGTACATCAAAGGGTACTGGCGATGATGCTGCTAAGAAAGCAGTTGGAGCTGAAAAACGTGGTCGTGGTCGTCCAAAGAAAGACAAGTTTGCAGAAGCTGTAGAGTTTCTAATGGACCTTACAGAAGAACAATTTGATACTGTCGTTGAAGAAGGTTTTGATTCGTTTGTCGAGTCGTTCCTTGAAGAAGGTAAAACAGGCTATGCACCAGGTTGGATGATTAAAGCCGATCCTGAATTGAAGAAAAAGATTGATGCTAATAAAGCTAAACAAAAAGCTATGCGTCAGTCGTTGGGCAATCCTGCCGCGGGCAAATCAGAGCCACGTAGCAAATAAATAACTAATAATCCACACTAGGAGAACAACATGGCATTATGGACAGACAAAGACGAATCAGCAGGTAAACCACAATACTTGACGTCAGACGAAAAAACATCGACATACGGTGCAGACATTGCTGAAACTACAGCAACTGCAGGAATCGCCCACGCTGGTTGGGTGCTACGTACTGTAGGTACTGGTGCGCGCTCAGGCCGCACTACATACGAAACTTTAGTGGCAATGAAATCTATGTCGACCGACGGCGATGCTGGTATTGCTACTCAAACTCGTACAATCACTATTAGTGCTCAACCACAAAGTGCTTCACGTGCAAACGCAGCATCGGTGACATTCTCAGTGACAGCATCAGTATCACCCGCTACATCTTCTACACTAGCATATCAGTGGCAAGTCAATACAGGCAGTGCTTATGCAGATATTACAGGAGCAACTTCTGCTGCTTATACAAAGACAGTAGCAACTGCAGAAAATGGTTACTTATTCCGCGCAGTAGTTTCTACTGATGGAGCAACACCAGTTACTTCTGACGCAGCAACGTTGACAGTTACTGCATAATTTAATGCGGGATTAAGTTCCCGCTTTATTCATGATTGAAAAATTGACTGCTGATAATTTTGTTCTCTACGCTATGCGCAACTATGATAATCCACAGTGCCATAGCGTAGATGAATTTGATGAAGACCTAAAGAGATTTCTTTATCTTAAAAAACTTTTTGTTAGATACAAAGAAAAAGGTGAGTTAAGAGAAAGACTTATTCTAAACCATATAATTGTATTGTATAACTTGTTCGGTGAAGCATCTACTCAAATGCTCTTCCATAAAATGGAAGAAGAATACTGGGACTTGCTAAAGCCATTTTTAATATACATCGGAAGAATGTCTGAAGAAGAATCTGATATAGGATTAGATTCTAATGTAGTAGAAGCTTTAAGGAAAATATAAATGTCTAACACACTAGACAATCTGATTGCATTTAAAGTACTAAGCATGCTTGTTACTCCATTCGAGAAAAGTGACGCGTTTAAATTCGGCATCATTGATAAAGATGGTAAGGCACTTAAGAAAGTTAAAGATCTAACTACGTCTCAAGAAAAAGAATCATACTCTGCACTAGATCGCTTAGTCTTCAATTTGAAAAGATTGCTTGCAAAAGTTCCTGGTGGAAAAAGCCAATTGGCTTCTTTGATTGCTGCATACTGGTTAATCAAAGAATCACACCAATCATATAGTACTATCAATGAGCAACAGCTAAACGATCTTATTGATACCATTGAGACTAAGAATATTACCTTTGTTGAAGAAGAAATTCTAATCGAAAAATTTCTAAAGCAGATTGGTGAAGACGGAATTACTAATGTTACTGGTGCTGCTGTTTCTACAGATCAAGCAGTAATAAAGAAAACTCCTAAGATGTTTAAAAGAAAAAAGGTAGAAGATGCTAAAATTTAATCAATACATGTTTGAGTCACGTCTGTGCTCAAGATGCGAAGTTGATCCATGTATCTGCGATGATAGTCATGGATTTGTTGCTGAAGCAGTTGACAAAGGTGAATATGATTATGAAGGTCAGATGGCTCGCACTCAACTACAAACTACAATGCGTAATTGTAGAGACATGATTGCAATGCTTAAAGATGATGATAACATGCCAGAGTGGGTTCAGTCAAAGATTACTTTAGCCCAAGACTACATTACAAGTGTTAGAGATTATTTGCAATCAAAAGAAGAACTAGGCGAAGAAATTGTAACCGAATCTCTTGATACACATGAAATGGCAATGGCTCATAAAGACAAAGCATCTAAGGCACTAGAGACTAGCGATATGAAGTCATATCACACCCATATGTCAAACCATCATGAGTCTATGGGTCAGTGGCATGAGTCTAAAGGTCGTCATTCTGCTGCAGACCGCGAGTATGCTAAGTCAGAAGAGCACCATGAAAAGAGTCTTAAGCCAGACAACAGCAAAACAGTTGGCGCAAAGAATGAATCTGCTATGAAAGAAGAAGCATTGTCTGAAAGCAAACATAAAGTTTCTGTTACTGTTTCAGAAAAAGATCACCCTATGGTATCTAAGCGTTCAGAAAAGCAACAGAAGCGTGTTGTTGTATCTGCTGACAGTAAAGATGAAGCAGTTGCAAGAGCTAAGAAGTTTTATACTAAACAAGGTTATCATGTTCATGATGCAGAGTACCATTCTGCAATGACTGTTAAAGAAGAGTTAGATGAAGCAACATCAGCAGCAGTAAGAATGCAAAAAGCTTTAGAAAAAATTAAAGCTGATCGTGAACGTAAAGAACGTCTTGCTGAGCCTTACGTTGCAGTTAAATCTGTATTTAAAAAGCCTATTAAAGAAGTTATCGCGGGCAACCTAAGTTGTATGTCATGTGGAGATACTCCATGCCAATGCGATAGCCACACACAAATGGTAGAAACTGGTAAGAGAAAAAGCTTTAAACGATTTACAAAAGACTCTAAAAGATAATGTGGATACTGCAATTCCTTCCTGATTGGATTTTTTATGCAATACTCTTAATTGGTGTTGCAGGATTTGCAGTAACTTACTTACTTAAGTATATTCCCATTCCGGTAATATACGTTTACAAAACACCGATACAGTTAGTCTCCATAGTTCTAATTGTCATCGGTGTTTACATGTCTGGCGCTATATCGAATGAAGAATCTTGGCAAGCTAAAGTAACTGAACTTAAACAGAAAGTTGCAGAAGCTGAAGTAAAGTCTAGCCAAGAAAATGTTAAGATAGTTGAGAAGGTAGTAACTAAAACTCAAGTAGTTAAAGTTAAGGGAGATCAAGTTGTAAAATACATTGATCGTGAAATCGTAAAGTATGATACTAAGTTTGCCACGGGCGGTCAATGTGAACTACCTAAAGAATTTTATAAAGCTTTGAATGATGCAGCTGAGGCTCCCGAATGGTTAAAGAAATAATTTTATTGAGTGTTATATTACTAACAGGTTGTTCTACAACAGTGCCTATTGTTGCTAAGTTTCCAGAAGCACCTCAAAGTTTTAAAACACCGTGTCCTAACTTAAAAAAGTTAAAAGAATCCGATAACATAAGTGAAATAGCAAAAACTGTCAGTGAAAATTATACTGCTTACTATGAATGCGCTGTAAAGCATGATGCATGGATTGAATGGTATGAAATACAAAAGAAAATATACGAGGGTATAAAATGACACAATATCATGAAAAATCTGTAGTAAGGAAATTTAATGATAGATCCAATAACGGCACTAGCGGGAATACAATCAGCTGTTGCGCTAATTAAAAAAGTTTCAAAGACTGTCGATGATGTTTCATCGTTGGGCCCGGTTCTTGGAAAATATTTTGATGCTAAGAATAACGCAGTAAAAGCAGTTACTGTTGCTAAAGGCGGTGGTAACAAGTCTAGCATGGCTATAGCGATTGAAATCGAAATGGCACTAGATAAAGCAATACAATTTGAAAAAGAATTGCAAATGCTGTTTATGGCTTCAGGTAAAATTGATGTATGGAACAAAGTAAAAGCAAGAGCAGCGGCTTTAGATGTTGAAGCTGCACAACAGGCTAAAAGAATTAAAACTGCTGCTGCTAATAAGAAAAAGCAAAACGATGAAATGATGGAAATTATTTTAGCAGTTATTTTTCTTGTTTTTATTTTTATATTTTCTATCTGGGGATTATACGAAATTGTAGTGTATTGTAAAGCCGTTGGGTGCGGCAGATAAAGGAATAACATGAATAAACAACAACTAAAACAATTACTTCCAAAAAATCCATATGTTGACAATTGGTATGATGCTCTATCAGTTCTGCTACCAGACTACGAGATTAATACTCCTCAACGCATCGCGGCATTCATTGCTCAATGTGCTCATGAGTCAGGTGGATTCACTGCTCTTAAAGAGAACTTAAACTACAAAGCCGCAACACTACGTAAAATCTTTCCAAAGTATTTTCCAACAGACGAAATTGCAAATCGATACGCATCTATGCCAAATAAGCAAGAAGCAATTGCTAATAAGGTTTATGCTAATAGAATGGGCAATGGTCCAGAAGAATCTGGTGACGGATTTAGATATTGTGGTCGTGGATTAATTCAACTTACTGGCAAGCAAAACTATTCTTGGTTCGCGGCTTCACTTAACATCAGCGTTGAAGAAGCTTCTGAATATCTTCAAACATTCGAAGGTGCTGCTCAGTCAGCATGCTGGTTCTGGGAAACTAATAACCTAAACCAGTGGGCTGATGCAGGTGATATTGTTACTCTTACAAAAAGAATCAATGGTGGTACTATTGGTCTTGACGATAGAATTAAGCATTATGAACACGCTCTTCACGTCCTAGGAGCTCACTGATGAATAGCGATATCAAACTTTTTAAATGGTTAGCAATAATTGTTTTAGTTCCATTAGTTATTGCTTTATTCGGCGGAGATCGTTTTAGATATCCATGTCAAGATCCAGAAAACTGGGATAAATCAATTTGCAAAATGCCAACATGTGACGTTACAAGAACTTGTCCTGAACATATATTTAAAGGTCAGCGTGATCCAAGACTTGGACCAGCGCCTGAAGCACAAAATGTTTTAGCTCAACAAGAATTAGCAAAAGGAGTAAACTGTGGAAAATAATTTTATGTATACCGATGACCAATTAATGGCGCGCCTTAAGTTTTTTATTGGCGTCTGTTTAGCTTTAACTTTAGTTGGTATTATATTTGTTGTATTGTATTCACTAATATTTGTGACACAACCTCTTAATGCTATTTCTCCAATTGACCAAAAGTTCTTTGAGTTGATTGTGCCTATTGCTACATTTTTAACTGGTACATTATCGGGCATTATGTTAGCAGGTGGTACTAAAGAAGAGAATGAAGCTAAACTTGCTATGATGAAAGTAGCACAAGAAAATGCTACATCTGCAGCTAAGAATACAGTAGAGTTTGCTAAGACTCAAAATGTACCAGCGAAAAAAGATCCAACGTTTACTGTCACAACAAGTGAAGGTCAGATAACTGTGGGATACGGCGGCAAGTTAGCTCCACCTCCAGCGCCTCAACCGGAAATTTAATGTGCTAAAGTCTATGCTACAAGATGGACACAATGGCAGTTTAAGTAGCAAGAGAGTTATAACTTTTCTTGCTTTCTTAATGTGTGCCACTGCGTTCTTAGCTAATCTATTTTTTGGATATACGATAGACTCTTTTATTTACGAGAGCATGTCATATATTGTCATGGCTGGATTGGGTGTAACTGTGGCTGAAAAGTTTTCTTCTAAGCCACTTATAAATAATCCACAACACAAATTTTACGGCAAACCATTGCCACATCAAGAGGATAAACTATTATGAAAAATGTTCTAATCGCTTTAATTGCATCGCTTTCTATGTTATCATATGCTGGTGATACAGCCCCAGCTGAAAAGCAAAAAGTTTGTATTGATAAGATGACTAAAGATGGAAAGCCTGTGCTAGGTAAAGATGGTAAAGTTCTTCAAGATTGTAAAATGATGAAGATACACAATAAATTAGAGGGAACTAAAGTTCCAGCTAAATAAGTAGGAAGTATCATGGCGTTTGATACAGAAATTGAAGTACTTAAGAGCGTAGTTAACAAGCTAGACTCTTCTCTTGAAAAAATATCCGAGGTAAGCAACTCTATCGGAAAGCTCTTAGCAGTGCATGACGAAAGATTGAATTCATTGGAAAAAGTAAGTGACAAAAAAGACAGAGAAATTGATGAACTTCATTCTCGTATCACTACTCAGACACGCGAAATCATGGATAAGTTAGAGACTATGGGAGCAAAAATTGACGACCGAATGAAGTCGGCCGCAGAGCAGTCGACTGCTCAACATAATGATATCAAAAAAGAAATTCAGAACGACATCAAGCAAATTGAAAATAGACTAACAAGTCTAGAACAATGGAAATGGTATGTGCTTGGTGGCGCCGCAGTAATTGGTTATATCTTACACACAGTCATTCCAAAAATCTTTTAAGAATTTGTAACAACACCTTTGTACAAATATTAGATTATGATATATAATGGTACATCAATGAAATATTATGGAGTGATCTGTGCAGGTAAAATTAATTTCTTATTCGAAGCCTTCTCGTCAACTGGTCGATGAGGGTCTATATGATGTGCAGGAGCTTGTAGCTTTCTGTGCCCGTGTATCAAATCCAGCAAATCAGTATAACACTGAAACATCCGAAAAGCTAATCAAATATCTTATTAAACACGCCCACTGGTCTCCACTAGAAATGGCAAGTGCATGTTTAGAGATTGATACTACACGTGACATTGCTCACCAAATTGTACGTCATCGATCATTTGCTTTTCAAGAATTCTCCCAACGCTACGCCGATCCAAAAGAACTTGGTGATATGTTCACCTTGCGGGAATGCCGTCTTCAAGATACTAAGAACCGCCAAAACTCAATTCATATAGATATTAACTCGGCTGAAGGTTTAAAACTTGCACAGATGTGGGACACGCAGCAGCGTAAAGTTATCGAAGCTGCTAAAGAAGCTTATGAGTGGGCAATCAAATCTGGAATTGCAAAAGAACAAGCTCGAGTAGTTCTACCTGAAGGTCTCACTAAAACCCGAGTCTACATGAATGGCACCATCCGTAGTTGGATTCATTACATTCAATTGAGAGCATCAAATGGTACGCAATTGGAACATATGGAAATCGCAAAAGCTTGTGCTGTAGTGATTGCTGAAATCTTTCCACTTGCAGCTGAATTTACACAACAAGGATAAAAAATATGAACCACACTGCGCATGGAATAAATGTAGACTATTCCAGAGATTCTCTATTCGATCAATTGGGGTTGACTAGGCTTAAAGAATCGTATATGAAAGAAGACGAGGTTTCACCTCAAGAAAGGTTTGCATATGTTAGCAGCACTTTTGGATCTAATGCTGATCACGCTCAACGTTTGTATGAGTATAGTAGCAAGCATTGGCTTAGTTACTCTACTCCAATTCTATCTTTTGGCCGCAGCAAGCGTGGTTTGCCTATTTCCTGCTTCCTTAACTACATCGAAGATAGCGCGGAGGGTCTAGTTGATAATCTTTCTGAAACTAATTGGCTTAGTATGCTTGGTGGTGGTGTTGGCATCGGTTTTGGCATACGTTCAGCGGATGATAAGAGTACTGGTGTTATGCCTCACCTTAAAATGTACGATGCCTCTTCTTTGGCGTATCGTCAAGGACGCACTCGCCGTGGTTCTTATGCTGCTTACCTTGATATTAGTCATCCAGACGTTATTAGTTTTCTAGAAATGCGTAAAGGTACAGGCGACCAAAACTTACGTTGTTTGAATTTACACCACGGCATTAATATTCCAGATTCGTTTATGGAAATCATCGAGCGCTGTATGCTTGATAAAGATGCAAATGATGATTGGCAACTAGTTGATCCTGCCAGCTGTGAAATTCGTGAAGTTGTATCTGCAAAGATGTTATGGGAAAAGATTCTTGACTTACGCATGCAAACTGGTGAACCTTACCTCCACTTTATTGATGAATCCAATCGCAAGCTACCACAACACTTAAAAGATCTTGGACTTAAAGTTCATCAATCAAACCTTTGTTCTGAAATCATTCTTCCCACAAATGAAGAACGTACAGCAGTGTGTTGCTTATCTTCTTTGAACTTGGAGTACTATGATGATTGGAAAGATGACAAACTATTTCTTCGGGACGTTGCGGAGATGCTCGATAACGTCCTTCAATATTTCATTGATAATGCTCCTGATAGCATATCACGTGCAAGATATAGTGCTAGCCGTGAACGGAGCATCGGTGTTGGCGCTCTCGGTTTTCATGCTCTTCTACAAAAGAAAAACATAGCATGGGAATCTCCATTAGCAAAATCTTTAAACATTCGTATTTTTAAACATATTAGAAATGAACTTGATAAAGCAAATCAAATATTGGGATCTGAAAAAGGTCAAGCGCCTGATGCTTATGGTACTGGCAATCGCTTTAGTCATCTTATGGCTATTGCTCCCAATGCTTCTTCTTCCATTCTCATGGGCAATACTAGTCCTAGCATTGAACCTTATCGCGCCAATGCTTATCGCCAAGACACTTTATCGGGCTCTCACCTAAATAAGAATAAATTTCTTGATGTAGTCATTCAAAAAGAAGCTCAAAGCCACAATGAAGGATGGGCTGATGAAGTGTGGCGTTCAATCATTGCAAATGATGGTTCAGTTCAACATTTAGATTGGATGGATGAACACGATAAAGAAGTGTTTAAGACATCTATGGAAATCGATCAGCGCTGGGTTATCGAGCACGCCGCTGACAGACAAGAGTATATCGATCAAGCACAAAGCTTAAATGTATTCTTCCGTCCTGATAGCCACATTAAATATATCCACAGTGTTCACTTTCTAGCATGGAAAAAGAAGCTTAAGACCATGTACTACTGCCGTTCTGAAAAGATTGGTAAAGCTGATAAAGTTCATAAAAAGATTGAACGCGAAATTATTAAAGAAATTGACATGACTGCTATTGCCCAAGGTAATGATTGTATTGCATGTGAGGGGTAAATGGAAGAAGAGTCAAAGAAACAAGAATCTCATAGTCCTCTTGTTTGGTGGACTATGAGAATTGTAGAAATGGTAACCTGCGCACATATTATAGCAGGCGTATGGAGGCACTGGTAAATGGACGCATATAATATCTATCATCTTATTAAGCACCTTTGGGCTGAACATGTTAACAAAGACAGTGGTCTATTAGAAAAATCAAAAGATAGTATTAGAGTATGTGTTTGGACTTCCGAAGGATATAAAGAAGTTACCAATGTACACTACAATGACAAGTTAAAATTTATAGAATTAGAATTGGATAAAGAATGAAAGAAGTACTAAAATTTTCAGCAGCTTGGTGTGGCCCTTGCCAAGCGTTATCAATGACACTTAAAGATATTGACGACCTTGATGTTGTGGTAAAAGAAATTGATATTGATGACCAATTAGATTTGGCTGCAACATATAATATTAGATCAGTGCCTACATTGGTAGTACTGCAAAACGGCGCCGAAGTAAGACGCAAAAGCGGTGCATTAAACAAAACACAATTAAAAGAGTTTATCAATGATTAAAAAGAAAACTTCCACATTAATGGACGAAAGAAGTAGCTTTAAGCCATTTAACTATCCTTGGGCGTATGATGCATGGTTAAAGCATGAGCAAAGCCATTGGCTTCATACCGAAGTTCCTATGTCGGAAGATGTGAAGGACTGGAAAAAGAAATTAACTGAAGAAGAAAAGCAGTTCCTTACTCACATCTTTAGATTCTTTACTCAAGGCGACATTGACGTTGCTGGTGGTTATATTAACAACTATCTCCCTTACTTCCCTCAACCAGAAGTACGAATGATGTTGTTAGGCTTTGCTGCCCGCGAAGCACTGCACATTGCTGCCTATAGTCACCTTATTGAAACCCTTGGTTTGCCTGAAACTACATACTCTGAATTCTTAGAATACGCCGAGATGCGAGAAAAACATGACTATGTTTTGAATCTATCTGCTCAAAATAGTACTAAAGAAAATACAGCAAAGCACATCGCGGTATTTTCAGCATTTACTGAAGGCATGCAGTTGTTTAGTTCGTTCATTATGTTGTTAAACTTTCCACGTCATGGCAAAATGAAGGGCATGGGTCAAATTGTTACATGGTCTATTGTTGATGAAACACAACACGCTGAAAACATGATGCGTATCTTTAAAGAGTTTATCAAAGAAAATCCAGAAATCTGGAATGACGAACTTAAGAGTTCGATCTATACTATTTGCGAAAAGATGGTTGAGCTAGAAGATAAATTTATTGAGCTAGCCTTTGGTGTTAATGATAGCCAGAACTTAACAAAAGAAGATGTCAAGCAATACATTCGTTATATTGCTGATCGTCGTCTAATTGGCCTAGGCATGAAAGGTATCTTTAAAGTTAAAAAGAATCCATTGCCTTGGGTTGAAGAAATGATTAACGCGCCAATTCATGGTAACTTCTTTGAAAACAGAGTAACAGATTACGCAAAGGGTGCTACTGCTGGTACTTGGGAAAGTGTTTGGGCATAATGTATGAAAAAATCGAAAAGGATATATAATGGCTGCAAGTAGATTATTCGAATGTCCAGATTGTGGAGCATTCGGCAAAATTATATTAAAGAGCGATGATCACGAAAAGTCTTCTATTGTGTGCTGCCCGGTATGCGCAGCTGATATTACCGAAGATGAGAAATACGACGATGCCGACGAATAGGTCTAATAGAGTATTGTTGATCTGTGAGCGTATACGCCAGCTTAGAAATACTATGAGAAGACTTGGTTACTTTAATTAAATCAATAAATACTTTATTCAACATGGATAAAGTATGTGGACATATCAGGGCATAGAATTTAATGAAGATCTGATCGATAAAAATATCGGGTACGTATATTTAATTACTAATCTTACTAATGGTAGAAGATACATTGGTAAGAAATTGTTTTGGTTTTCAAAAACTAAGATGCTTAAAGGAAAAAAGAAAAGAGTAAAGGTACCTTCTGATTGGAAAGTATACTGGTCATCTTCGGATGAATTAACAAAAGACGTTGCTGAGTTAGGTGAACATAATTTTACGCGTGAAATATTGCACATGTGTGGCAATAAAGGTACAATGTCTTATTTAGAGGCTAAGCTTCAGTTTCAATACGAAGTCTTAGAAAAACAAGACCAATGGTACAATGGAATCATCGCTTGTAAAATTCATAGAACTCATGTAAAGTTATGACGTATTTACTTTTCCTATCAGCATTTTCTTTATCATCTATTGCAGCGTATTACGCTATAATGGGATTAATGGCGATATTTTCAGGTGCTGCTGTATCTATTGCAATAATGGGTGTCGCACTTGAAGTATCAAAGCTTGTAGTTACTTCGTGGCTATATAGAAACTGGGAAAGCACTTCATTACTTCTTAAGAGCTATTTTCTAATAGCGATAGTTGTATTGATGAGTTTAACGAGCATGGGCATCTTTGGCTTCTTATCTAAAGCTCACGGAGACCAGTCATTGGTTGTAGGTGAAGCTCAATATAAACTTGCTGCCATTGATGAAAAAATTAAATTTCATAAGGATATTATAAATGAGTCGCGTAGAACACTTAATCAATTGGATCTTCAAGTTACTGAAACGATCTCCAGAACCGGTGGCAGTTCAGCCGCCAACTCCAGTACAGCCTCCTCAGGCAGTGGAGACTCCGGCATCAATCGCTCCATTGCCATTAGAAGAAGTCAAGCCAAAGAGCGAGCCGATCTTGCAAAATCAACCAGTGCCAGCCAAGAAGAGCTCACCAAGCTCAGCGAAGCCCGTGCACCGTACGCCAGTGAAGTCAGACAAGTCGAAGCCGAAGTCGGTCCAATCAAATACATCGCAAAACTCATCTACGGCGAACAAGCCGAAGAAACCAGTTTCCTCGAGAAAGCCGTCCGCATAGTAATATTAATGATCGTGGGAGTGTTTGATCCCCTTGCAGTTTTAATGTTTATAGCCTTGAATCAAACGATAGCCAAAAAAGAACAAGAGAAAGTAGTGGCTGAACCTACTCTTGTTCCGTCAATAGAACCACCAACACCAGAAGTTGAAGAAGAGCCTGTTGTTGAGAGCGTTCAGCCAGTACCAAAAAATCATCTTAAGATGGCAGAGTCTATAACACCTGCAGACGAGTTCAAAATAGAAAAAATTTAATTCTTTTTTAGTGTATAATTGATTATCAACAACACTGTGAGGTTTACAATGGAAGGAGAGAAGCAAGTGCCAGCATTATTCAGGTCTTCAGTAGGAGCAAGTGATAGCATTTCAATTCAAAAGATTACCACTCTAAAAGAGGGATGGATGATCAAATCTGATTTTGATAAAGGCTTGGGCTATGTCGCTGTGAAGATTTTCCCCACAAAATCTTCTGCAACTGCTTCAGCACATG